CAGGTAACTGAGCATAAATCTGACCAGTGCGTTGTGCAGAAAGATGGTTAGGTTCTACCTGAGCGTAACCATGGTGTACATAACCAGCTTGACTCAGGTCTTCTAAAAATGTTTTAGCCATTTTCTTATATCCTCCTTATAATTAATTACAGATTTTTTTGTGTCTCAAGAACAGCTTTAATCCAAGCTGGAATTGAATCATCTTCCGCATCAAATCCAGCAACATGATATGTTGTAGGAGCTGGCGCAGGAGTCTCTTCACTAAAGCTAATCTTGTTACGCATACAAAGTACAGATAACTTTGCTTCAATATCATCAAGAGAATAAGTATCAATGTTATCTTTTACATCTTGTTTTAAATCATCAGATAACATATAGAAAGTTTCATTAATCATAACTTCCTTTTCTTTTCTCTCAATTGCTAATTTAAAATTCTTCAACTCATTTAACTCTGTCTCTAAAGCAGCCTTTTCAGCTACAAGAGTTTCATTTGTTGAAGTCAGTTCAGCATTTTCTGTTTCCAAAGCGCTAAACTTATTCTCTAATTCGTCATAGTTATTAGAGAGTTCCATATATTCTGGAATTTCTTCAAGAACATATTTGTTCTTTTTGTCCTCATCTTCTTCATCCTCATCCTCGCAAGTGCACTCGGATTTTGGCTTGCCGCATTTAGGACATTTCTCATCCTCTTCTTCATCTTCATCAGCGGGCTTCTTGCTTGCTGCATAAGATGTCTCATAAGCAGCATAAGCTTCAGGATCAAACTGAGGAGTGTCAGAGACAGGTACAAACTCCTTTTCAACAACAATTAAATCAGCTGTAAAGGTATAACCCTCTTCTCCAACAGAGAAATCTAGTCTATAATAGACATCCTTTGGTGCGTCATGAAGAATTGCGAACTTTTGGCTGCCCTCTTCATAAATACCTTCGATGCGGTACTTTGAGCAGAACTCGCAGTCCTCCGCAGGATAGGTACTAGTGATGTACTCATGAAGAGCGCACCACAGAGAGTCGCCAATTTCTACTGCATAAGTAGTAAACACAGGCGTTCCTCCTTCATTTAGCATTTCTTTTAATTCGTTCATCATTGAGAATAGAGATTCTTTAAATCCTTCCTCAAATGAGAACTGCACTTTAGTGATTTGTGCCCCCTCGAAACAAGGTTCGCACTCTTCTCCCAAAATACAAAGTTTTGAGATAATTGCCTCATTTATAATGAAAAACTGAGGTTTTCCATTAATATCTTTTGTCCAATGCGCATCAATTAAATTTTCATCCAATTCCATGGACTAGTTGTTACCATGTTCAATAATGCGTTTAGCTTCTTCATACTGACCAGTCCATAGCCAGCCTTCAGTCATAAGATATTCATGCTCAACACCATTATCATCAAATTTCTAAAACCAGCATTTTGCGCTAAGGTCTACAAAACCATAAGGTCTTGTAGTGTCTTTAATTTTGAATTCGCCATTAGAAATATCAATAATTCTATTATGTTCTTCAAAATCTCCTGTCGCTTCATTAAAGAAGCCAACAATTGGAGAGCCGGGTAGAGAGTTTGCCATTTCTCTAGCAACGTCTTTAGTAATAATACTACGATTACGATTAGGATTATCTCCCACCCAGCAAACCTTAATCTGGCATTTAGAAATTAAAGGATTATAGGGAACAACGTTAATGATTTCGCAAGGAGAATCTAATGCAATACTTAAATTCATTTTCTCTTCCTCCTTAGCTCATGGATTCTCGGTTTGCAATAGTTTTATCGCTTTTCTAATCATCAGGTTTTTCTGGTCTACCAACTTGTCCTGATTCTGTTTTAGTTTGAGAATTCGCAGGTGTTTTTTGATCTTTTGTGCCCAAAACATTTTCTGCGTTCATAGTAGAAGAAAGTAGTGGTGGTAACATCACTTCATTTAAATGTAGCACTTCATTCTCAAAATATGCTGTATTAATAATTGAACTCTAAGAATGTCCTAGCGCAATTTGTGGTAGAACCTTAGAGAAACCTGAATTGGTTTGTTCTTTATATAATTTAGATAATTCTTTATAATTATACTAAGTGGTTTCAAGCATATAAAATCTGTAATTATATTTCTTTTTGCCCTTCCCCATTTTCTATGTTATTGTATCAAAAAATATTTGGAATTGCAACACAAGGCTCCTTAAAGAGCCTTCATCATTTAGAATTGATTTATCCAAAGACATGTTACCGTCAGTATTAAACAAGTTCTAAGAAACACCAAAAGTATTATATACTGTTCGTTCAACTTTTTCTAAATCATCAACTGTTGTAGAAGTATTTTTATCTGACATATCAATTGAATCAACTTCAGTAAATGTCGTTAAAACATCGACTCCAATAGCATTTCTAAGCATTTGTACTGCGTTATTGTGGATATCTCTAGCTTCCTCAACGTCAAAAATTAAATCACCATTTTTATCCATTGGAAGCTTTTGAATAATAACTTTAAGTAATTTCTACATTTGTTTACGTCTATCCAGATCCTAAGCCGCATCCAAATCTAAAATTGCTGGACAAGCATTCACAAATAAAGGACAATCATCTGAAGTAATACTAAACTTCACCACAGTGCCCGGCTCTAAAGTATACCATCCATAATTCTTAAAGAAAATATTGGTAGTATTTTCAGGCACTAGTTTTCCTTTACGATATAGAGCATATCCTTTTGCAAACTCTGGAGGAAATAATTTTAAAACCTTCTAACGATAATTATCATCCGGAAATTTGTCATCAAAAAATGACATATTAAATTCAACCACTGGAGTATTGCCTACAGAATATCGAGTACGGCAATAATTAACAGGTAATTCCTAAAGCATTAAGCCATCTTTACCTTCAATAATATAAGCGTAGTATGCACCTTTAATGATAACATCTCGCGCAATATCTCCGCACACCTTTTTAATATAACTACTATCTAAATAATTTAAAATTCTATGAAAGTCTCCAACAATTTTTTCTTCTCCAACTGTTTCGTCATATACTTCTGGCACAATATACCAATCATATCTATACATTGAAGCAAAGTAGTTGCAAGTTCGTTCATAGATACCGCTAGTACGATAGAAGAATTTTGAAATTTCTCGTAGTAAAGCAATATCATTATTTGCTAAAGCTTTCATAATCGTAGCTTTATCTCCATAGTTTTTATTAGCTACATATAAAGAACCTAAATTTAAAGTAGCATCTGATAGAGTTTTCACTCCAACTTTAATTTTTCCATAAGAGATAGGAGTGTTTATCATATCAAATCCTTTTTCTCGAATTTCTTGCTAACGATTTTTTTCTTCCACATTCCCACCTCCTTAACAATATCCTGCTTTTTGCATGATGTAATCATATGAAATTAAATTTTCTTCAGTATAAGGAATCTCAATCAGAGTAAACCCATGTAGAGCGCAAAAACGTCTTTTTTTATTATCATTAAACTGTTGCTAATAAAAGCCCTTTTTTCCGCCAAATTTAGAACTTGGTTCATAATGTTGTTTTCCTTGATATTCAATTAAAAAATCAATTCTGCCGTCATCATCAAAGATTGCAAAATCAAAGCGTAGCGGTTTTCCATTGGGAGACCGCAAATCTGGAAATATATATTCCATTTTAAAATTAAGACCATTTTCTTCAAGTATCTCTTGAATCTTAATTTCTCCATATGAGGCACGCATGGGCATCCTCCTTTCTTAATTCATAAAACACCAATCAGCTGCATTAAAACGTTTCTTTTTGCGCTTTTTGGCTTCTTCTAATTTAATATAATAAAGACCATATTCTAATGAAGAAACCTTATCTTTTTTAACGCGCTTATTAGCCTGTTTCAAAATAATATTAACTCCTTCATTTTCTTCACGCAAATTCAGCAGTTCTTCTTTTAAAATATCTGTCAGCTAAAACGGCATTAATCTTTCAGCTCTCTATTCAGAAGTCATATTTTGACCAACTTTTGTTTCAAGTAACTTAGTTTTAGCAACACGCTCTTCAATTAAAAATCTTAATTTACCGCTATTTAACTGAGCCTGTAAATTACTATGAGCTTCAGTATTAATAGGAGCATTTGCTTTAATAGCAAAAATAGCCTCTTGCTCTGTATCTGGTGTGCGGTATTTTTTATAATAGCCTTCATCATCGTTATATACTCCAAATGGAGGATAAACATCACCATTGACAGGATCAACTTGACGCTTAACCATATAGTCCATTAAACCAATACCTAATCCATTAGCGTCAATTACCAGTCTACGAGCTTTAAATTTATAATACAACTTTTTTATCTTTAGAGCCTAATCTTCAAAATGTTCATCTGAAAAAGTGTATAAATTAACTAAAGATTTATATGCTTCGCCGACAACCTGGGGTGTTACTTTAATTACTGAAGCAACGCTATCGCATCCTTTTCGTCCAACGTCAACCGACACTACATAATAGCTCTACTGAGTAGAACGTCCAGAATACTCGCCTTCAGCTTGTAAAATTACTCGACTGCGGTCAAAGGCCTCACCATTAAAGAATGCATCCTCAACAGTACCTGACCATCGACTTTCATATTCACGACCAAAAGCAGCTTCGTTAAAAGTTTCATCCCTCTTCTAATCTTGAACAAAGGTCTTTTCATATTGACCTAAAAGGACCAAGATTTTATAAGTTCCACCTAAAATAAATGCGGAACCTGGTTCTGTAATCATTTTAACTAAAGTTTGAATTAGTTTCTAATATGGAAAAGAGTTTTTCTATCCCGCAGTAGTAATGTAAAGTTCTCCTTTATTGAGAGCCTCATCTTTTTGCTTAGTACCATCTAAACACTTTCGAGAAATGGCCATCATAGGAATCAGAACTTCTTGCAAAATCTTGCCATCAATACCAACACATTCCTCAAGAACTCCGGCATGTCTACGTCCACCACGAGCTCGTTCATTCGCGGCAACGTTATCAAAATAAGAACCATTTTTAAAGACATATACACATTTATCTTTCGACTCTTGCGTTTTCTTTGGTCTTCTATCTATTTCTCTACCAAGAGCTGGCACTAATCTACAGAGCTCATCTACTTTTTCTTTCAAAATGCTAGCACTCTGGCTTTTACCACCTGCCGCAGTAAATAACTTGGCGCCAGGATATAAGATACATCTTATCATTAAACTCAAAACCGCCAAGAATGATTTTGAATCATTATTTTCAATAAGGCTCGCAACGCCCTATCCGTTTTTCAACTGCTTATAGTTTCCTATAAGATAAGACTATATCACAACTATTAAAATTAATAGTTTTCCCCATTTCGATTTAAGGGATTCTCACCCACCCCATTAGCTTGGGCCCTACTCCTATTGCTTCTATTTATTAATCCTCGGAAGCTATTTCAGGATAGTCGTTGAAGTTGCTAAATATTAATTTAGTTTTCAGAATATTTAAATATGAAACCACCATGTGTTTTATTTTTTCCTCGGCATACTTTGGAAATTGTGCTGCTATCAAGCCCCAGCTATTTTGCAGCCTCACGAACTGACTTAAAAGACTATATATATTCTCCATTTAAAGAATACTAATTAACCCTTTTTGCTGTTGCGTTAGTTTTTGTTTCATATAAAGCAGCTAACACATTTTCACTATTGGTAACACACCTTAAATTATCAATATGATTATTTAATTTATTACCATCAATGTGATCAATTATGTAAGAATCAGGAGTTTTTAGGCCAGAAAATAATTCATAAACTAATTTATGAATAAGAAAATCTTTAATATTACCATCATTACTTAAACGAACTTTATAATATCCGCAAGCAATACTCGGCTTTAAAATTCTTCCTGTTTTATAGTTCCTTATACGCCCATAATTTGAAATTAAATAAAGAGGAAAATCGGTTTTTTCAGCCCATTTTTCATTAGGTAAATCTGCGATATAAAATTCGGCTTTATTCCTTTGAGAAATTAAGCCTGAGCGATGGGCATGTTCACAATTTTCACTATAATTTACCCATTCTAAATTTTCAAAATTATTATTTAATTTATCGCCATCTTTATGATTTACAATAGGCAAATTATGAGGATTAGGCAAAAAGGCTTCTGCTACTAATCTATGAGCGTAAAAACTAATTTTTTCATTATTTTTTGATAAACGATACTATTTATAACCGCTTAAACGAATAGAACCATTCAGCATCTTACCAGTGGTTTCATTAAATAATTCTCCAGTGTCATAAATAATATAGTTTTCATAATTAGGAATTCTTTTTTTCATATTTAAATTTTTCTCCTCCACTAAAATATTTAGATTACCTGCGGATTCCCATAATCAAATTTTCCGCACTCTCAATAAAATTTGAAATTAGGGTTCCCGCAATTAGAGGAATTTGTCCAAAGTTTTTAATAAAACTTTTTGGGGCAATCAAAATCACCCACGAGGAAACGTGGCATATACTTGTCGATAACGCATTGCAATACGCAAGAAAATTCTTTGATAAAAATAAAATCTTAGTCCATCTTTTGGGACTTCAGTAGAATCTGCTCCAGTCTGTAAAAAATCAATAAACATATCTGGGTACTCTCTCCAGAACGCAATGTACTAACGCAGCACAGGCTTAATGGCCTCAATGCGTTCTTGAGAAATACCTATCTTCTATCGCTTTTGCGACATTTGCATTAAATCTTGTAGTGCCATAATTACTAATCCTCCTCTAACAGGCGGAATAGCTCTTGATTCTTTTCATTTAATTCTTGCTCATGGTTAAAGAATTCTTCAAAATCTTCATCCGTATTTTCTTCATTATCAGTTTCATATAATTGACGCTCTAAATCATCTACATCATCTTCATCATCATCATCAACTTCATTTTCTCTGTCTTGTTCTATCTAGCGCACTGCACGTTCCAGTAGTGGACCAAGGTGCATCTCTTCAACAACTAAGTTTCGAGTATAATCTTGCAAATCTTGAATAACTCTATCAACTTTATCTTGCGGTGTATCAACATAATATCGTGGAATAAAACCATCTCTTTCACAAAGAGCAACTAATTCAGAGATGGAATCTACGTATTCGCCATTATCTGCTTTATTCTGCGCAGCAGTCCATTTGCCAGCTTTCATCAATGAGTCATACATTTTCATCGCTTTTTGAGCGCCATCAATATCACCAATATCCAATAGCTGATTGGCTTTAAGTGAACTTTTACAAGCAAGAATTAATGTATTCTTATCACCTGCGGCTTGAATATCATATGACTCCATCATGTCTGTATACAATTTTTCTAATTCAATCCATTCATCGGGTTTATATGTTTTGCCCCATTTTAAACGCAAATAGGTTTTATCTTCATCTGTTAACTCTGCAATTAGCGCATCAGTAGCGCCATCATTAAAATAGTCTTCAACAGGCTAGTTACCATTGGAAAAAGCGCCATCTGCGCCAACGGGTGCAGGAGGCTCTGTTAATTGCCCTTCTGGTAAAGTAAATGTGGAGCGCTAAATCTATTCGGCAATTTCAGCAGCTCCGAATCCTTGGCGCTTCATTGCTTCTTCAATTTTTTTATTAGCCATTTCTTGCAAAAAGTCAGAGTCTTTCCATCTAAAATCTTTATACTGTTTTAATTTCATTTTAGAAAGATATCGACCAACAATAGTTAATCCAGTAACTTTGCTAGGATCTTTACCCCATGTTGCAAGCAATTTATTCCATTCATCTGGAATGTAAGGCACATCTAATTCTTGTAAAATCCATAAATAAGTATCTGCATTCCAGTTGTCTACATGCATTGTTAAACATTTTTTGCATTGATTAATATGACCTTCTGGATATTTAACTTTATTATTTGAAATATAAAAATCTTCTGCAGATTTTGTTCTAGCACATTTTGTACAATAAATTTGTTCA